GATGTGCCCGGCGGTGGTCCGACCATTTGGTCGGACTTCATTCGCATCGTGAACAATGTTCCGATGCCTCTCAACCAGGCTCACCTTGAGGGCAAGGGTGTTAGCTATTTCACGTCCAAGTACGTGATTGGCACCACCAACCGCATGCACTTCGACGACATCTACTCGATTGTCGAGAAGAAGGCCGTTCACCGCCGTTTGCGGGTCTACGTCGCGTATGTCAAGAAAGAGTACGCGACTGACGAGACCGTGAACGGTCGCATCGAGCACCGTAAGCCGGATTGGTCCCGTTTGGGTTCCAAGATCGGTGAAGAGGTTAGCTTCGATCACCTCGAGTTCTTCCTCATGGAGGACTGCGCGACGGGTGCGTGCTCTACGACCCCTATGTCGTATGAGCAAGTGCGCGACGAGCTCATTTCGATGCGCCATCAGCGTGAGGGCGAGTTCATTGGACTCCGCGCCTCGGGTGAGGCGCGCGTCAAGAGTATCGTTGCGGATCGGCTTCAACAATATCGTCAAGAAGTTGTTGTGGCCCCGCCCACCCCCGCCAAGACCGCTTACCCGGTGCTGGCGGACGTGGCCGCCTCGCAATTTGGCAAATTGCGTCGTGTGTTTTCGTCGGAGCGCAAGGATAGCGCTTTGCTTTCCGAGCCCATTGACACGCATGTTGTCCCCCAGAGCGGTATGCCGCCCAAGGGGAAGACGCCTGTGTATGCGCGCGCGAGCTCGTCATCCGACACAGTGGTTGGGCCTTCCCAATCATGGGTGCCGGGCTCTTATCCCACTTCCCCCTCCATTCGAGTTTCAGACTCAGAAGAGGACATTGAGTTGTACACCACCTCAATCGAGCAGGCTGAAGCTGCCTATCGCCGTCGGGCAATGAAGGGAGGCCCCTCCAACGAGCCAGCCCCTTTTGCTCTCGTCGACAATTTTGAAGACCCCAGTTCCCTGAGGATTCACGTGCAGCGCGTGCCCGGTGGGGCACATGTCAACATCAAGGATCTTTCGACCGAGGAACTTGAAGAGATTATCAAGTCGACCGACGAGTACATCAAGGCGTACGAAAAACGCCGTGCTCGTTGGAGTCTCATCAAGCGCACGACGGCGGCTGTTGCAGCCGCCGTTGCTGTGGCCGGGACAATCTACCTCGGCATCAAGGTCGCTTTTCCGGCGACGAACATTGCTGAGCAGGCGCAAGCGTATGCTCAGCGCAAGGTGCGCAAGCATGTTCATCGCCCGTCCAAGATCGTGCCGCAGATCGGCACCGATCAGAACGCTCAAGCTAATATTTTGGCTATCGGTACGCACAACTTGTACTCGATTCACATCAAGCGTTCCGATGGGCGCCTCCAGTTCCAAGGCACTACTGTTGCCGTGGACCGCGGTTGCATCCTGGTCCCGTACCACTTCACCGCCGTGTGGGCTGAGCTCGCCGGCAAAGGTGATGAGGATACTGACTTGGATGTTGACCGCGACGCGCGCGTGATCTTTACAGGTTGCGCGCCGCGCCTCAACAAGACCACTAACCAAGAGGCACGTGTCAGGCACGACTATTCTGTCGTTGATGCTGCCGAGTTCATGGTTGTGGCCGTCACTCCCAATGAGGAGGATGATCTCGCCCTCGTTGTGGTGCCCGATCTTTTTGCGCGCCGCATCATCAACAAGTTCCGCCCTCGGGCGGAGATGCCGGCGAGTGGCGCTTGCGCCCTCGTTGGCCTTGTTGCCAATGACAAGTTGACCATCACGCAGTCGCGCACTGGTCGCTTTGTCAAGGAGGCGAATGCGATGAAGTACTCCGAAACCGGCGAAGTCGTCGGTGAGGAAGTCTTCAGCTACGACATCAAGACCAATGCGGGGGACTGTGGGAGTATTCTCACGGCTCTCGACAAAAAGCCAGGTCTCATCATCGGCGTTCATGTCGCTGGTGTGAGCAAGGGTTTCACGTCGAGTCGTGGCGCGGCTGTGCTCGTTGACAAGGAGCACGTTGAGGCCGCTGTGCACACTGTGCACTCAGCCCTTGGCTTCATCAAGGTGCTCGACCCGCTCGAGCGCGAAGAGGTCAAGAAGGTGGTTGTCAGTCCCGAGGGTGGTGTTACGCGCCAAGGCGTTAGTGCTATTGCACGTGTGAAGCCACCCATCCTCGCGTCGGCCACGGCCATTGTCCCGTCACCTATTTATGGACAGACGGGCGTTGCGCCTCGTACCGCTCCAGCGCTCCTTCGTAAGAAGGGGGATATTGACCCCATGGATAATGCCATTTGGGGTTACGGGCTTGGTGGTACCTACATCAAGGCAAGCCTTTTTGAGGCTTGCGTAGGTGACTACCTTGATATGCTCGCCAAGAATTCCCACGCGCCGGACCCGAGCATGCGTCGCGTCTTTACAAACAAGGAGGCGCTTGACGGGCTCGATGGTCACGAGTTTTGCGGGGCTGTTCCCCGCGATACAAGTCCTGGTTACCCGTTCACCCTTGCGTCTAGCAAAATCAAGAAGCTTGCTTTTGGCGGCGAGGATGAGTGCGGGCGCCGCCCCGCCGGTTACGAGAACGATTACGCCAAGCGTGTTTTCAAGGCTGCCGACGAGATTATCGAGTCGGCAAAGCGGGGTGAAGTTAATCCGGGCATTTTCATGGACTTCCTTAAGGACGAGAGGCGCAAGCTGGATCGTGTAGTCGAGGGTAAAACCCGGCTCATTTCCGGCAGCAGTATCGAGCACGTCATTGCCGTGCGTCGCTACTTCCTCCCGTTCACGGAGTGGTTCATGGAGAATCGCATTGCCAATGAGTCGGGTGTGGGCGTCAATGCCTACTCCGACGATTGGGACGCGATGGCCGACCGCATGGGCGGCGGCAGTCCTGCTTTCCGCGTGATCTGTGGTGATTTCAGTGGCTTCGACAAGACCCTGACCCCCCAACTCATGCGTATTGCTGCTCGTGCCTCGGACATCTTCTACGCTGATTACGGTTCGGAAGCCCAACGCGTGCGCCATGCGCTCGTGGAGGGAGTTTGCCATTCTTTTCATGTAGATGGTGGTGACTTGTATGTTTGGACGGGCTCAAACCCCTCGGGGTGGGCCCTTACGACCATTGTCAACACCGAGGCCAATTGCGTTCTGATTCGTTGCTCGTTGGTTACGGTCCTTCTCAAGAAGGGCATCCAATACCGCGCCGCGCTCGAAGTTGTCTTTGACCGCGACAACGTGCGCATCATTGCGTATGGGGATGACAACATGATTTCTATCAAGCGTCACCCCATTCTCGATTTGATCACGGGGCCCGATTTTGAGGCCGCCATGGCCGATCACGGTTTCAAATATACCGATGCGGCTAAGACTGGTGTCGCCCAGGCTCTCACGCTCAATGAGGCCTCGTTTTTGAAGCGGGGTTTCAAGAGGAACCACCATACGGTTCGCCGTAAGTGGATGGCCCCTCTGGATACGGCCACAATTGAAGAGTCGATCCAGTGGACGAAGAAGTCAGATGCACCATTGTTTGTGCACTGGCAGGAGAACGTCAAGACGATGATGCTCGAGGCTTCTGCCCACGGGAAGGAG